CACCCCCCCCCCCCCCCCCCCCCCCCCCCCCCCCGCCCCCCCCCCCCCCCCCCCCCCCCCCCCCCCGGGCGGCGGGGTCAAGCAGTGGCGGCCGTTAATTGTTGGCCGCGGCGGCCGCTCGGTGCGCGTTTACCAGAGTGGTAAAGTTTTCGGCGCTCAGAGATTTGATAGTGAGATGCAAGGCCAGCTTACGGAATGGCCAAAATTCTTTGGGCAGTTGGGATTCTGTGGCGAAGTGTTTCAGCCAGTGGAGCGCGGCGGATTCTTCGCACGTCAGAGCAACCGGGATTCTTCGCATGGCACGAAGGCCGCCCGGTTTCTTTGGATAGTTCATCATCAAATTCCTCAGCCCTACTTGACGCGGGAATGTGAATCGCGCGAGAACGCGAATCAGTCGACAGGATGTTGACTGGATGGTTCGGAGATCAGCCCTCGGCAGGGACGCCGGGGGTCTCTCTTCGCCTGGCACGCTGCCAATCACCCGCCCCGCTGGTCGGAGTCTATCAGATGAACGCTGCCAGACTGCAGTTGATCATTCGCACAATTTTGGGCGTTTTGGCGGCTGGATCTGTGCCGGCGCTCGAGGTTGCTGGGTACCAGGACGGAGCCACAACGACTGTCGGCGTTGACGGCGGGACTGTCCGTTATCTGGTCGGGGGCGTAATTGCTCTGATCGCCGTTTTTTATCCCCAGATTACAACGATCTGGGCATCCATCACGAACAATCCCCGGCTTGATGCGCTCGAAAAACGGGTTGCAGATCTGGAAAAACCGGACCAATCGGCAAAACCGGCCGTACCAACGCCCGCAAAATCGGTGAAACCGGAGGCGTGATGAGCCGTTATCAGCTCACAATTCGCACGCCGAACGGCAAAAGATGGCGGATTCGCCCCGTTTCCGGCGAGGAATTCCGCGAAATCAGCCGCGAAATCCTGCTGCAGGCCAGCGATCGAATCAAAAACCTCGATCTGTTGTCACTCTGGCCAGACAAAACGATTGATCGCTGGAAGAAATTCGCGGCCGATGGTTTTGACTCGCTCATTCGGTCCGTCGGACATGCGATTGAGACCGGAGACCACAAGATTCTGCGTTCCGGCCGTGGCCTCCTGGCCAGCGTTTCGGAATGGATGAAGTCATTCGGTTGGAAGGAATTGGAATGGTCATTGATCGCAAAACGGCTGGTCAAAATCGTTATCAGTCTTGGGCTGGCTTATCTGAGGACTCAATTCCCTGTCATCGACTCGAGAAACTCAGTCGCCGCGTTGGACGTCATGGAATCGCTGCTCTTGCAACGGGCCTGATCGCGCTGCGGCTGGCTGCTTTGTCGATTGTGCTGGTCATCATCGGCTGTATCACGATCGAACGCATCGAAGACACCGACGGAGACGGTCTTAATGAATCAACAAAACTCCGGTTTCCGAATATTCGACCCCGATCAGACCGAGGACGAAGCGGCTCAGTTCCGACACTCGACCCTTTACCGATCGACGATGATGAATCAGACATCGAGTCACAGTCAGAACCAGATTCCAAACCAGAACGCCCAACAGAAAGACCCGTCTGGCGATCTTCCGGAGACGCAAGCAAATCCCCTCGCGCACTCGGTCCGAGCCCTTTCGAAGATTGAGGCCGCTTTGGATCTTCACCGGCAGCACACAGACGCCATTGAGCGTGCTTCCCGACTGATCCTGGAGGCTCTCGGAATCAATCCGGATGATCACACTTGAAGAACTCACAATCAGGCTTCTGGCGTTCCAACGGACTTCGTTTGTCGGGCTTCGCGCCGTCCATGAGCCTGACTGGTCAATCACTTCAAAACGAAATCCATTCATCGGGCGAGTCCTCAAGCTCAGCCGAGCCAACGGCGCTATCAACTGGCGATATGCAAAGGCCGTCAACCGACAACGCAAGCGCGAAGACAAGCCGGACGACTTTCATGCGGTGGAACGGACCTGGGGGAACCTGATCAAGTATTCGCCGCTGGTCATTCACTTCGACGATGGGCCGCGGTTCTATCTCGAAATGAAACGCGAACGCGTTGAACGTTGGTACTTCGACAGCGAAACGCTCGAACTGATCGACGAATCTGAAATCCTGCCGTACCTGACGAAACGAGCCAAATCACGTCAAAAACTTAATCGCGAAGTGGTCCTGAGAGATTACCGACTGGACCACATCGCGGAACTCACAATCGACGGGGAAACGCATGCAATCGATCCCTGTTGGTGGAAGCTGAAAGCGTTGCGGTTCGCGTTCGCGAAACCCGACCAGAAAGGAAAAGCCTGATGAACGGAATCATGAGACGCCCCGGCCTGCTGTGGATGTTACTCGGAGCTGGCTGCTGTGGATGTTTGCAGGCTCCGCCGGAACCTGAACTGCTGCCTGAGCCGGATCCAGCCTTTACCATGATTGAAGATCTGCCGGACTTCGACCAAACCGCCCAGAAAAATACAATCGTCCCGCTCATGGCGAAGGATGACACGCCGGCCGTTTCACAGACGACCATGAAGCCAGTCACAACCGAGCAACGTCGCAGCGGCTTCACGGGAGCGATCGTCTACACGAAATCCGACTGCCCGCCGTGCCGCAATCTCGTGACTGATCTGCAGTATCTCGCTGCCAATCACGGTTGGACGCTTTCGGAGCGCGAACTGTCGACGATCACGCCCACGGCGGCGATTGACTGGGTCATCGTGCACGGTCAAAACGCGGAAGCGTTTCCGATGGTCGAGTTCTATCGCGACGGCGAATTCATCGGCGAATCGCGTGGCTATTCGCTCGCCCGCAATTTCGCCGACAGACGTGAACCGCTCATGAACCTTATCCGATCGCATCCCCGCTACACGGCGGCCCGCTGATGCAATTCCAGCGGCGGGCACAGTTCCGGCAGGTGCGAAACGAGCCTGCCCGCGAAAACTCCAGCGCTCGAGGTTACGGCCGACGGTGGCAGAAGTATTCTCAAGCTCGCCTGTTCGCCAACCCGCTTTGCGTTGTCTGCGGGCGAGCTGCTCAGGCAACGGACCATATCCAGCCGGTCACCGGTCCGATGGATCGGCTGTTCTGGGATCCGAAGAATCATCAAAGTCTCTGCTGGAACTGTCACAGCCGAAAGACTGCGACGGAAACGAACGGGGAGGCGCTGAAGAATGGCAGCACGCGGCCGAAAACGATCGATTGAGGCAAAGACGCCACCAGGTCCGAAACCGCCGAAACCGGATTCGCTGTCGTGGATGGGTCAAGAAATCTGGGACCGGTACAGCGACACGCTGAACGCTCTCGGAATCCTCGAAGTCCTGGACGCGATCGCATTCGGTCTACTCTGCGATTCAATCGCCACGCTGCAGGACATGCGAGACCAATTGCAGCCCGGGGATTTCGTGAACGTCTGCGGAGAGAACGGGGCACTGCAAGCGAATCCGCTGGTCACGATGATTGCTCAGCAGACGAAAGGCGTTCTGGCACTGGCTGCTGAATTCGGAATGACTCCACGCGGGCGAATCAATCTCACAGGCTCACTGAGCTGCAATCCTGACGCCGGCGCCGTGAACCCGATGGAAGCTCTGCTGAAGGAAGTGACGGGATCCAGCGCCCCGCAATCCGGAGTTCCTGCAGCATCTCCGAAAACGGAGTCCCGAGCAGCTTCGAAGGTTCCCAAAAAGGGAACCAAAGGCAAGGCCGCGAAGAAGGGGCCGAAACGAAAATGAGATAACCAGTGGACGTTCTGAGAACGCTCAACGATTACTGCGATGATGTTATCAGCGGTCGCAGAGTCACAGGCCAGTTGCAACGCGCGGCTGTGGTACGGTTCCAGAAAGATCTGAAGCGATCGCAAGAGCCAGGCTGTAAGTTTTATTTCGACGAACGCAAAGCGGCGATTGCGATCAAGTTTATCGGGCTGCTGCAGCACACAACCGGCGACTTCGCAAAGAAGCCGTTTCTGTTAGAACCGTGGCAGGCGTTTATCATTGGAAATCTGTTTGGCTGGAGATGGAAAAATACCGGTCTCCGCAGATTCAGAACCGCTCATATCGAAATCGGGAGAAAAAACGGAAAGACTGCACTGGCAGCGGCAATCGCTCTGCTGTGCCTGATCATGGACGGCGAAGGGCGGCCGGAAGTTTACGCGGTCGCCACCAAACGAGCACAGTCGAAGCTGAGCTGGCAGGAAGCGGACCGATTCCGAAGCGGCAACGCCTGGCTCTCGGAACAGATCAGATCCACGCCCTCAAAGTACATCATGACGGGGCCGGACGAATCCGTTTTCGTCGCTCTCGGTGGCGACGGCGGCGGCGATGACGGACTGAACCCGAGCTGCGTCATCTTCGACGAACTGCATGAATGGAAACTGGAAGGACACCTGAAGCTCTGGGACAAAATGCGAACGGGTTCCAGCACTCGCCCGCATCCTTTGTTCATCACGATCACCACCGCAGGCGACACGAAAAGTTATCTCTGGAAGTCTGAAAGGAAATACGCTGAAGCCGTTGCACGCGGCGAACAGATCGACGACACGCTGTTCAGTTTCGTCTGCTGTCTCGACCCAGACGACGATATTTTCGACCCCGACAACTGGGTGAAGGGAAACCCGGGACTTGACACGATCAAGAAACGAAAGGACATCGAAGAACTTGCCACAAAGGCACGCATTGACCCGACGGCAGAACGACAACTCAAGCGGTATCACTGCAACCTGATGGTTGAGCCAACGGCTCAGGGAATCAGCGCAGCCGCATGGTCGAAGGGAGCAAAACCGCTTCCGGATTTGACAGGACACATCTGTTTCGGAGCTGTCGACATCGGAACCAGAGACGACCTGGCGGCGTTCTGGTTGACGTTCCCGCCGCTGAATCTTTTGACCGGAATTTATTACACACTGGGCTGGGCGTTCAGTCCGCTGAACGGCGTCCGGGACGTCACACAAGGCGAGTGGCAAAAGTGGCGAGACACCGGGCAACTGATCACCACGCCCGGTAATGAAACCAGCTTTGAGGACATTCACAAAATCATTGATCAGGCTCGAAAGAAGTACAAACTGAAGGCGATCGCATTGGACCCACACAACGCCACTCAGTTTGGTCAGGATCTGGAACGCAAAGGAATTGAGGTTGTCGGCCATGGTCAAAAAGGCATTCACTACAATGAGCCGCTTCGATCGCTCAAATCCGCTTGCAATGAGGGGCGACTGATACACGGAGACAACGGCCTGCTGACGTGGGCGATTGAAAATATGGTGGTCAGTCTTCAGGGCGGACTGATGAGACCGGCGAAGGAACACAGCAGAGACAAGATTGACCCTGCCGTTGCGATGATCATGAGTTATTCAATCGCCACGCTGGGCACTGGTAAGAAACAAGACAAGGGAGAGGCGCGAGTCAGATACTTATGATCACAAACACACTTCGCAGAATGTTCGATTCCACGAAAAGCATCGCCCGGCGTTCGCTGGCGTCGATCTTTGGAATTACTGAAGGCGTTCTGTCTGCAATCGGACGCGTCGGCATTCGCGGCGGGCTTGTCCTGGCAGCTTCCGGCGTCATGGTGTCCGCTGAATCGGCAATGCTGGTCAGCGCCTACAAACGCGGCGTTGAACTGCTGGCGCACCACGTCGCGAAAACTCCGTACTGCGTGAAACGCGGTTGCGAGATGGACACCAGCCATCCGGCAAGCCCGGTCATCCGTTGGTGGGCTCGTCATCACCAAATGAGCGCGTTTGAGTTTCGCCGGACCATGATGGTGATCGCTCTGACGCGTGGAAATTCTTACGCGTACATCGTCCGACGTGCCGGCGTCGTCACAGAACTGCTGTTGCTGGACAGTCAGCAGGTTCAACCGGAAGTCATTCGCGGCAAACTGGTGTATCGAGTCTCCGGCCGTGACAAGTTCGTCAGTCCCTCGGACATGATGCACATCAAGGGACTCGGCTTCAACGGTTACGAGGGACTGGACCCGATCCGATACTACGCAAAGGAAGTTCTGGGGCTTGCGATCGCCACCCAGAACTACGCCGCGAAGTATTACGAAAACGGAGGCACGCCCAGCGCTTACCTGAAATCCGAAGTCCCTCTGACGGATGATCAATTCAACCGGCTCAAGGGCGAGGCCGGACCGCTGAAGCGATCCGTTGACAATCCGCATGAACTCCCAATCCTCGAACAAACCGATATCAAAAGCGTCGGCCTGACTGCTGAGCAAACTCAGCTTCTTGGCGCTCGCAAAGATATCATCCTGGACATCGCCAATTTGCTCGGCATTCCGCCGCACAAATTGGGACTGGCGATTTCCACCAGTTACGGTTCACTCGAAGAAGAGAACGACGCGTTTCGTGATGACGCCCTTGACCCGTGGCTGGTTCAGTTCGAAATGGAATACCGCAAGCTGCTGACCGAAGACGAACAGCAGGGTGAGACTCACACGGTTGCGGCTGATCGTTCGGACTTCTCGCGAATGAAGTCAGCCGATCAGGCTCAATACCTGAAAGACATGACCGGCGGCTCTGCTGTGATGACGGTGAACGAAGCCCGCGCACGTCTCGGACTTCCACCGGTCCAAGGTGGCGACGTTCTGATGAGACCGCTCAACATGGCAGCCGCGGGCGAAGATCCTGAAGAACCTGCGGACGATTCCCAGGCCTCCGAAACCGAGCAAACGGACACCGAGGCCTCTGACGCTGAAATCGGAGACGTTGCCGACGGTGAAGAATCCGACGTCGAAACTGAAACTGACGACGCGGCCGAATCACGATCACGAATTCACGCGGCCAAACTGCGGGCGCTCGAGGACGTCTTCAACCGCATGACAAAGCGACTGACCACGGCGGCGGGCAAGATCAAGCGGCCGGAACAGTTGGTGGAATTCCGCAGCCGGCTGGACACGGATCATTTGCAGGTCATCACGGCCGCATTGTCTCCGATCGTGCCATTGTGCGGAGGCACCGAGGCCGGACCGTTCGCCCTGGAACTCGTCACAGCATTCCGCAGCCGTCTCGATTCACTGGAAAACGCTCCGGACCTTCACGCGGCGGTTGAATCACTCGGGGAAACCTTTGTCCAGGACGCTGGCCAGTTCGCCAGCGAAGCACTCAGAAAGATGGTGGCATGATGAGTACGAACGCAATCGTCACAGTTTTGATTATTCCAGCCGCTGTGGCATTGGTGGGGGCGATTAAGGCTCTCTGGTCTCTCATTTCGAAGTTCCTCGAAAAGCTGAACGCGGATCTTGATGAATGCAAAGAAGACCGCGTGAAGCTGTTCGGAAAATGCGATGAGCTGCAGGGACAGTTGCTCGATGTCACTCGCGAAGTTCGAGACATCAAACGCGGTCAGGCATAACGCTGTAAACTCGTTTAACGTTCACACATTAGAGGCATCATCTCGCGGAGCGAGATGGCTACAGAGGCACAGAAATGAAATCACTGAATTACAGATACAACCCTTCCGACGTCGCAGCTCGGAGCGTTGAAGGTTCCGCCGAACTTCCGCCGATCACCGGATTGGCGGCCGTTTATTTTGACCCTGCGAACATGGACGGCACGGAATACCGCATCCGGCACGATCTGGTCGAACGCATTCCGGCCGGTCTTCTGGATGAACACGTTGGCGAAGATCGGGAAATTCTCGGACTGCGCGACCATGATGAAAACCTGTTTCTTGGGCGCCGAAGCTCGAAGACTCTGCGAACGCAGATCACATCGCGCGGGCTCGAGTACGAGATTCAAACGCCGAACACGCAGGAAGGCCGCGACACGCTCGAGCTCATTCACAGACGCGACATTTCCGGCAGCTCGTTTTCCATGCTCCGGGCGAAGGCTCGATTGAGCTACGAAAAGCGAAGTTCCGGATCTGTCTACATCCGGACCATCACGCGGATGGATGCCATCCATGATCTGGGGCCGGTGCTTTATCCGGCATACACCGGCACGTCTGCCAACATCGGCGCCCGATCCTGCGGACTGACAAACCTGAAACGCTCCGCCGGTCCGCCCGCGGAAATCGCAGAACTCGAAGCCGAACTTCGCGACTTCATCAATTCGAACTGGCTGCAGTCTGAGGCGGAACTTCGCCTGCGTCAGTTGGAGATTGCGCGGGCATGATTTTGCGAATCTCAAACCGGGAGTATTCGGTTTCCTTAAAAATCTTCGGACGCCTCTTGCATCCGTTTTGTGAATCGCGCGAGAACCCTGACTTACGCAGACCGATTGCAGTGCTCGCGAGTCAGGCCCTGTCCTGACACCGCAAACAGCAATCGACGTAGACCCCGAAAACAGCAGTCACCCGCGCTGCTGAGTGAACCCACCGGGCTCCAATGCACGGCAGGGCGATCGTAATGGCTTCGGAGTTACGACGCAAACGCGTTGTTCGGAAGGAGAGCCGAACAGCCAACAGAATCCGCCGTGCTCAATCGCGAGCACACTTTTTTACCACGGAAGGTATTGCAGACATGGTCAACCCGACAAAGCAGGCCAAAGAACGCTGGATGGAATCGCTCAAGGAACTCGAAAAGCGACACGCAGCGTTTGCGTCTGACACCACCAACGAACAGGCGAAAGTTGCGTTCGACGAACAGAACAAAAAGGTGGTCGAACTCAAAGCCGAGTACGCTCGATTCGCCGACTACGAAGCCCGCATTGCTGAAGGAAAGCTGGACGATTCCAGCAACCCGGACTTCAAGACCGAAGAAGAATTGGCCGGAATGACGGACGTCGAAAGACGATCGGACAAGGTCAATCCGCTGCTGAATCCAGACGCCAAAGGCTACCGTCTGAGCCGCGTCATTGACGCCATGGCTCTGGGACGCCAGTTGTCGGGCGTCGAAGCTGAAGTGTCCGGCGAACTGCAGAAACGCTGCACCGCTCTGGGCCGCGAAAACCGAACCAACGCCCTGTCGATTCCGCTCACTCTGCGGGCTCAGGTGGGTCAGTTCGAACAGTTCGGCCGCGAGCTCGGACTGTCTCCGAAGGAAATGCGAGCGTTGAACGCAGCCACCACCGGTGACACCGCGATTCCGACGATCCTTTCCGGCAGCATCATCGAAATGCTGCGAAACAAGGTGATTCTGAATCAGGCCGGGGCCACAATCCTGTCCGGTATCACCGGCGTGTTCGACATTCCGAAACAGGACGCTCAGCCGTCCGTGTCGATCGGTGGCGAATCGCTTAACCCCAACGAATCGTCCGCGCAGATCTCGGCAAAGGTCACGTTCACGCCGAAAACCATCGCCGGAAAGTCTCAGGTGACCCGTCGATTCATGGCTCAGGCAATGGCCAGCTTGGACGCGGAAAACTTCCTGCGAATGATGCTCGTCGAACAGATCCGCCTCGGTATCGACCTCGAAGGCTTGACCGGCCCGGGATCGTCAAACCGTTGTACCGGTCTTTTGGAGAATGACGACGTCACGACAATCGCACTCGGCACCAACGGCGGAGCTCCGACGTTCGCCAAGTTGGTTGCCATGGAAACCGCTGTCGAAGATCTGAACGCTTCAACCGACGGAAACACGATGGCTTACATCACGAACGCTCGCGGCAAGGGCACGCTGAAGACCACTCTGAAAGCCAGCTCCGCCGGTTCGACGATGCTTTGGGAAAACGACGAAATCAACGGCTACCGCGCGTTGATGACGAATCAGATTCCAAAGGATTACACGAAGGGAACGACGGAAGATTCCTGTTCTGGAATCGTGTTCGGCGACTTCGCACATCTCGTCATTGCTCTGTGGACTGGTCTCGACATCCTTGTCGACCCGTACACGAACGGCGGAGCCGGAGCGACGAACATTTACGCTCATCAGGACTTCGACATTCAAGTCCGACGCGCGGAAGCGTTCAGTAAGATCGTGGACATGGTCACCACAGCGTTCTGATTGCTCGCCAGTCAATGGAACACTCAAGCCCGGTCTGTTTTACAGGCCGGGCTTGCAGGCGTAGAAGCCAACTGTTTCCACATCTCACGGAATCGATCAATGTCCGATGAAAAGCAAATCATTCTGAAAGTCGACGTCAAGCCGGGCCTGAACCTTGGACGTCAATGGATTCCAGCCGGAAAGACTGTAAACGTCCCAAAGTCTCGGGCTGAATCACTGATTAAGTCGAAGAAGTGCAGCGAACAGCCTGACGGAACAGCCGTTGATTTTCCGGCGCCATATGCTCCGCAGTCTCCAGCGTCTGCAAAAAAATCCGCAGAAGCGTTTAAGGAGTCGCTGAACAGTGACGCCAGCGCCCTGGCCGATTGGCCTGCTTACATGCAGCTCAACAAGGGCGGCCTGACTTCTGTTGAAGGTTTGCGAGCGTACCTTGAAGCCAATCCCAACGATTGGGACACGAAACTTGAACTGACGGCAGAAGACAAGGCGGCCGTTCTCGCTCAGCTCAAGAAAACGGAAAAGCCAAAGGCCCCACCGAAGGGCAAAGAATAACCTCAGCGGCTCGCAGATTGCCTCTTGCCGTGAGATGAAGTGAGAGACCTGCAGCCGCTGAGGTTTGCTCAGTGTAGTTCGATCGGTCTCCGATCGACAAGGCTGCACACGATCAAACAGAACAGACGTTTTCAAGGTTCACGCTGTGCAGAGATCGCTTTCAATTTCTGAAGTCGGTGAACCTCCGATGAGTGTCGAACAGGCGAAGGCTTATCTTCGCGTTCTGCACTCAGACGATGACGATCAAATCCGTGAACTTATTCTCGAAGCGTATGGCATCGTCGAAGCTCGAACCGGTCGAATGATTCGGACCTGTTCCGCAGTGCTGACAATGTCAAAGTTTCCAGACAACGGCGGTCAGCTTGTGCTGCCGCGTCCACCGCTGACATCGGTCGAATCGGTCAAGTATTACAGTAAAGCCGGAACACTCACCACACTGGCGAACGTTCTGGCTCACGAGGTTTTCGTTCCCGGGCTTCTGGCCAAGCCAATCGCTCTCAGCGACTGGCCTGAAACCTACGAACGATTGGACGCAGTTCAGATCACATACACGGGCGGAGGATCGGAACCGGAACAGCTCCGGGCCGCCGTCCGAATCTTGCTTGATCTGGCCTACAACGAGCACGAACCAACCAAGGCCGCACAAATGGAACGCCGTGTTGACGGCATTTTGCACGGCTACACAATCCGAGATCCGCGGCTGTTCGGAATCACGACATGACATCCAGCCGGCGTTACACGGAACGCGTTACGTTTGAGGTGCGAAACGAATCCGCCCCCAAAACGACGTGGGAGCGCAAACTCTATCGGCGGGCGGAAATCGTCACAGAAACCCAAACGCTGAACCTTCCAATCGACAAAGAACTGTCGGCACTTGATCCACAGAAAACGCGAATCGTCTGGCATTCGAACACCGGCGACATCGTACTGAACCTGAGATCTAAACAACCGATTGCCGGGCGCCGGCCGGAACTCAGATTCACGTTCCACACAGAAATCTTTGAACTGGACGGACAACCGGCGAGCCTGATGACACTCGACGGTGACGAGGCGATTTTTGAAACATGACACTCGAAGAATTTGCCGAGCATCTTGAACGCGAAACGGAAATCGCAGTCCGCGAAGCCGTTGAGTTGGCTGCTCAGCAGATTCAAGATCTGACACCGTCACAGATGATACAAACCCGGGCCGCAGTCTTCTCGCGGTCAAACAAGTTGAATGGAATCGTTGGGCTCCGTTTTCGTCGGCAATACGACGCGGCGGGAACCAACACACAGAAACGACTTCGACGGCAATGGTTGACCATTCTCCCGCTGATTCGAAAACGGTTTATTGAACGACTCAATGACGCTCTGAAAGGAATTTGACATGCCAGTCGAAGTCACCGCACATAAGGCCAAACTTTCGGGAATCAAGGCCACGATTTCGGGCACGCTCACAAAGGTCCGCGGCCTCGAAAACCTGAAACTGAACTACGGTGAAGGCCAGGTGATCGACATCGCGGACCTTGACGCCGACTCAGAGCTGCCAATTGCGGCCGGTCTGACCGGTGCTCAGTCGGCGACGTTCGACCTGTTTTTGGATCCACTCGGAGCCGTGCACCAGTTTCTGCAGGCTGCGAAGAACGATCAGGCTGAAGTTGTCGGCGCTGTCGTCCTGGGCGGCACTGGCGTCGAAACGTCCTGCAAATACATCGTGACCAAATGGGACGTTGACGCCGAAAAGGGCGGCGCCCTGAAGGCATCCGCGGAGATCAAGTTCACCGAACGACTGCTGCTGAACGAAGCCGATCCGTCGTGATATCACTTTCACCCGGTTGAGATTACTTTCGGTCTCAGCCACACGCTTCATCTCAATTAGGTATGCCCATGAAAGCTATTCGCCGCAAGCCAGGAAAAATCGTCAACCCGCTGTTTTCGCAAGCTGACAAGCGAGTTGCAAAAGCTCAGGGAGTGCCCTACGAAACTCCTGAGTTTCTGACCGTACCAAAGGGCGAACTGGTGGACGATCCAGACTGCTGGATGCTTTGCCTGGGCAGCGATCCTGACTTGCAACCTGCGGACAAAGAATGCGCTGACGTCGTGCTGCGAAAGATGACCAGCACGGGCCGGGCTGCTTTCCTTGCCAACGTCCGCCGATTGGCTCAACCGGAAGTCCGCAAGCAGTTGTCAAAAGACGATCTGAAGTCTCTTGAACTGTGGCTCGAACTTTACGGCGATGAAATCCAATCGCCTCCCGACCTGTCGGCCGTTCAGGCCATCGCGGCCGGTTCTCCGTCGGTTGTCGCGCAGGTTCCCGCCTCCGCTCCGGCGGCCGCCGCAGTTGCTGCTGTGCCTGTTGTTGTGGAGGTTCCCGCGGCTCCGGAAGTCTCCGCAGCCGCTGAAGACGAATCACTTTCCGTGGCCGATGAATCAGCCGACGAACCTGAAGAAGCAACCGAGCTTCCAGACGTCGCCTGATTCTTTGACCGCTCTTGAATTCCCCGTTTCCGTTTCACAAAGGATTGTCACTCATGCGATGGATCGCACTTCTGGCCACTCTGATGGCCCTCGTTTGTTGCAGCGTCTGCCTGACGCCCGACGCCCACGCTCAGCAATGTTTCAACGGACAATGTTTCGGGCCGCAAGTCCTGTACGCTCAGCCGATTTATCAGCCCGCCCCGATCATCATTGTTCAAAAGCCTGTGCAGCCTCGCACCGATTCGCCGCATCCGGATGGACACGTTCAGCCAGGAACGCCGCTGGAACAAACCGTCATCGTCACACACGATCCACGATTGAGCCAATGCGGCCCGCATGGATGTTACAGACCGCAGTTTGAGCCCCGGCCGTTTCACGGTCCCCCATGCCCGCCACCGCAACCCGGCTACTACCAGCACAGACGCACGGTTGGAATCGGTCTGAACCTGTCCTGGAACAGCAGACGCAGTTGGCAATGATCCACGCTTTGTGATCTGTTCGATTCATCTCATCTGCACAGTTTTGGAATTCATCTCATGAAGTTTTTCGACGTTGGAATGTTGGACGAAGGCCAGGCGGAAGATATTGAGAACTATCAGCTTCCTGACGACCCTTCCGTCACTGTTCGCATTCGGTCCGTTTCGATGGCTCGAATGAAGTCTTATCAGAAGATGGCAGCCAAAGGCGGCGAAATCGAACGCCGAGCGATGGCCGATCTGATTGCTGATTCGCTGGTAAACACCAGCAACAAAACGTACATCGACGCGGACACGATCTTCAAGAAAGCCAACGGCCAGCGCACGCGGCGAATGATGGGCATCATCAAACTCATCACTCATCACAACGGTGGTGACGATGAGGTCAAGCTGGCCGAGGAAGCCGACGAACAGGCGAAGGCCGTCGAAAAAAAATCCGTGCCGACAGAGTAAAACGGTTTCTGTTTCGACTCTGTCTGCATCTCGGTTATCCGCATCCGGATTACCTCGAAAAGTGGCTCAATCCTCGCCAGTTGCGTGAATGGCTCGCATGGTCAGAGATTGAGCCCTTTGGCGATCATCTCGCCGGACTCTTGAACCAGAACTCGATTTTCTGGCTTCGCTCCGCATGGCTCGGTGAACACTCTGGAAAGTTCGAAGACTTCCGTTTGCTTGACGACGAACCCGTCGATTCAAACACGGAAGGCGCCAGACTGATGAGCGAAATTCGCTCCGGCATTTTGAACGGGACGTTTGTCTAATGGCTGGCTCGCTCGAAGATCTTAACTTCGCCGTCAACGCGCATGTTCGCGATGCGATGGATGATTTGAAGAAACTCGGGCGCCAGCTTGACGAAATCCTGAAGACGACCGACAACGTTGATTCCTCTTTCCGCGCCATGGGTGCAAGCATCGGTCTGCCCGCTAAGCAGGTTGAACTGTTGCTGCTGAGAATTCAGCCACTTGTCAACACGCTGGCAAAAGCCGACAAGCAAGCGCACGCGCTCGAAGAATCATTCACCCGCAAGCTGATGCAAAAAGCTCTGGAAGATCACAACCGAAAGGTGATCACCCTGGCCGATGGCACTCAACGCGCTCGCTATGAAATGATTCGGCTTGCCGATGCTTCGCAGCAACTCCGCATTCCCACGCAGGCACCACGCGCACCCGCTCAGCAGCAAGCCAGCGGCGGCGTGAACTTTGTGCGAATCACCACGGCGGCGGCTCAGATGGGAATGCTCGCTCGTGTATCGGCCACGATGGCGAACGTGTCTAAGTCTGTCACCAGTGTGACGGAAGTTTCAAAAATCGCAGCGTCCTCAATGGATCGTTTCCGAATGGGTTTGGCGGCTCCGAAGGTCAACCCGGAAATGAACGTGATCAAAAGCGGAATCGACAAAGTCGGCGATGCTGCAGCGAACGGAATCAACAAGGTTCGTGAGATCGCAGACGCGGTTGCCAGCGACATTCCAGGAACCGTCGGTTCCGCTGTCGGAGCGATGGGCAAAGTGAATGTCGAACTCGACAAGACATCGGCGACGGTATCGAAGCACGTCAGCAAGATGCAGAGTTCTTCAAAGGGTCTGACGTTTCTCGGCAAGGTGTTTCCATTCCTCAAAACGCAAATCAATTCCGTTCAGGAACCTTTTGACAAGCTACGTTCAAAAGCCGAACAGGCCGCGAACAAACTCGATCAGGCGAACGCGGAAGTTTCAGCGACAGCGAACAAACTTCGGAACGCTCGGTTCGTCATGGATGGAACGTTCCAGAGTCTCGGCGGCTCGGCTGATATGTTCGCACGGGCCGCGTTTCATGCGAACCTGCCAGTTCGATTGCTCAAACGCGAATGGGAAGGGGCCACGCGAGTCGTCCGAGCTGCGACGCACGTCTGGAACTTCGCGACACATCCGATTCACAAGGCCACGCTCGCCATCGGACACGCGCGGGCACAATACAACGTGTTCCGTTCGTCGCTGCCACAACTGACCGGCGGTCTCCAACTGGGGACGCGATTGTTTCGGGCGTTCGCCCACGCAACGTACTTCACTGGACCGGCGGCAACCTTGGCGACGAAGGCAATCACGGGAGTAGCCAAAGGTCTTTGGGCTCTGACAAGCCCAGCGCGTGGAGCAACTGCCAGCATCGCCAAACTGACCGGCGTACAAAACACGTTCATTGGCAAGGCTCTTGGAATGTCCAAAGCAGGGAACGATGCAGCGGCATCACTTGCCAAGATGGACGCGGCGAGTGTCAAGGCATCGAAGAACGTTGGAGCATTCGGCAGCAAAGCCGGAATGATGAAGACAGCCGCGGCCGGGATGCTGGCGGGCATCGTCGCACTCGGAACGTCGACAGCTGTTGCCAGTGAAAAGAACGCTGCCATCTTCGGCACCATGCTTCACGACATGGAACAAGGCGCGGCAACAGTCAGATCGATTCAGGGAACGAAGGCGGCGAAGTTCTTTGACAATCAGGAACTGCTGGACTCTGGACGATTGCTCTACAAGGCCAACGTTAGCGCAGCCGATCTGGCTGGCAAAACGGATCAGTTCGCAAAAATCGCTGTCGGGGCGTCCGTCGATATTGGAATGCTCGCAGACCGTTACATGCAAGGATTCCAGCAAGGCTCTTTCGGCCTCGGTCAGATTAACGACATGGCTCGCGAAGGCGTGGCCATCTACTCCGGTTTGACGGCGGCAACCGGTCTGAGCGGCGATGCACTTCAGAAGATGATTGCCGACGGCAAAATCGGTATGAAGGAAATGGACGCAGCGCTCGCAAGCCTGACCGAAGGTAACGGCATTTATGCCGGTTCTTTGGATGCCATGGCGACCACGACCGCCGGGAAGATGGCCACGATCAAGAACAATGTGTCTCAGGCACTCGGGCAAGTCATGGGCGTGGCGTTGGAAATGCTCGCACCATTCGGCACAGCAATCGTGATGATGTCCGAACAGCTCTCCGGAGCGTTCACGGCGTTTCGCGGTCCGATCATTTACGGAGCAACGGCCGTTGCGTGGTTTTTCGGCAACTTCGTGAATATCGGGAAGTTCGCCCTGACTTCATTCGCCCTGTTCTTCGTGAGTGCCTTCAACGACTTTGCGTACTTCTTTACGACGAAGCTGCCAGCGTATCTCGGTTGGTTCAGTAACAACTGGACGCAGGTTTTCTACGACGCGGCAAACATCGTCGGAACAGTGTTTAAGAACATGGCCAAAAACATTTGGACCGTGATGAAGCAGGTTTGGGCATTCATCAAATCGGGCGGACGGTCAGAACTGTCGTTTGCTTTTGTACCGTTGCTCGATGGCTTCAAAAAGACCGTTGCGGAAATTCCAAACATTCCGGAACGGGCGATGACCCAATTGGAAAAAAATCTGACTCTGCAAACTCAGCAGATCGGTGGCGATCTTGCCAACAACTTCGATTCGATGCTTGCTGAAGCGCAGGCTAAAGTCAGCGCAGCAGCTCCAGTTCTTTCCGACAAAGCTGGAGGCGGAGCAACCGGCTCTGAAACCGGATCGACAGCAGCGGCCAGCGCAGCACGCAAGGCAGCCGAGAATCGTGCCATCGGCGTCCGCAGTGCTGAAGGGCAAAGCGTTATCGCACAGATGTCAAAGATCTTCGGCAAGAACGACAAAGAGAAGAAAGCGCAGGACGCTCAAATCCAACAGGCCAAAGACATCAAAGACATTGCGCGTGAAGTCCGACGCGGTAAACCTCTGATCGCGAAGGCGTTTTGATTATGGCGACAATCACACACTTTCGCTGGCATGAATCTGAAGTCGAGGATCGACGCGACATCACCGCGAATTCGATTCGCGACAAGATCGTTCTACGCACGTCGGAACGTGTCACCTGGACGCAGTTGCGTTTGATGCGTCCGGTCCCTCGGTTCGGCGAAGAGCATCCAAAGGAACCGGGGTTTTATCTCGATCACGTCAAGCCGACGCACAAAAGCAAACGCATCTGGGAACTCGAAACCGAGTACACACCGATCAAAGCTGGACAGCTTGACGCGGATCCACTCGCGCGGCCGGTGGAAATCACGTACAGCACATCTCTGATTGAAGAACCAACGCTCTTCGACAACAAAGGGCGGCCGATTGTCAACCGCGCTGGCGAGTTCATTCAGGGGATTGTTCGTCAGGTACCACTGGTAGACTACAAGTTTGCGAAGAACTTGCCGTCTGATCCGAAATGGCTTCAGACGCATCTCGGAGCGATCAATTCCGATCCGGTCAAACTCCGCGGTCTGCTGTGGAAACCAAAGACGCTGCTTCTGGCATCCGTCGAAGGCGGAGCGTTCACTACCGAAAATCGAAAGAGCTTCACACCAATCAGCGGAAGTATTCTGGCAGATCCACGCGGATGGACTCAGGAAGTCTGGAACACCGGAACCGTCGAACTGAAGGAAGTCGAACGCGAGATCAAAGGCAAAAAGAAAAAGGTCTGGATTCAGGTTCCAATCGTCGAGGGCGACCCGGCAGAGAACGTTAGCGAACCTGTTCCGCTCGATGAATTCGGCAAGCGGATTCAGGAAGCTCTGGAACCCAGCAAGGATGAACCGCTGAAGAAACAGCGACTGATCACGCTCAAGTTCGACGTTCAGCCGGAACTACCATTTTCGGAGCTGCCACTGAAATGACGGAGCTTTACGGACTCACCGCGCAGCAACATTCCGAAGTCGGACGACTCGTCAAAGACTCGCGAATCACCGAACGCCCACAGACCGGCACGGCGACGAAGGACCGCAACCGGTATCGTGGCATCGCTCGCGTGATGCTGTTGGATCCGGCGGAGATCCGGTATCAGCCGAAGACTCGGCGGACGTGTGCTCTGTTTCGCTATCAGCCTGACGGTCAGCAGATCACGGTTGAGTTTTCCGGCGATTCGCTGGAGGGCGATATCGTGCTGAAGATCGACAACCGGGAAGTCCATGTTGACTCTCAGGCAGACACCACTGAGCTGCGTGAAGCACTCGCCGGTGCTCTCTTCACTCTCACGGACATTCGAGCAACCGTGTTCCCTGGTCTCTGGGAATTCGATTTCAATTTTGGACGATTCGCGAACGCCGCTCCGACGCTCACTGCTGAACCGTACGAACCGCCACCAGACGAGGACGATGAACCCGTCTTCAGCGGCGAACTGACGATCGTTCAGGAAGCATGGTGCTCTGCGACAGACAACGCGGACACGTACAAGACTGTCGAGACTGTCGACTGGATTCCATTTGCTCCGGATGCGGTGCGCTCCGGAGCGATCGGCGCGGCTCAATGGGACTTCGCGGCTGGCTGGCTTGTCCTCGCCTGGCAGTGTCGCGAGTGGAGCTTTGCCAGCTCCGATCCTTATGCCGGCGGAGGTGCGTGATGTGCATCTCGTTTGGGAATCCCAGTGAACCATGTTGCGGCGGACGATATAGCGGAGTGATCGCCGCGGGCTCCGGGTTCACGTCGCCTGGTGTTTGGTCAATCGGCCAGGATGGTTACACGTCAATGCGGACCAATCGAGGCGGAAGAGGAGACGATCATTTTCGATTCCGTTTCACGGGTCGCCAGTCAGATGGCAGGCGGCTTGCAATTCTGGAAAACTTCGTGCCTCGAATGCCGCGCAGGCTTCTCCCGGTCGGGTTTCCTACGGTCGACATTGCGAACGCCCAAACGTTCGATTTTCTTGAAACGCGATTGCCTGCGCTCTATTTCAATCCGGTAGTTCGCGGGTCCGTGTTTGCGTCCGTATTGCCTGTCGTTCAAAGCAGAACACAACCAGAGAATTTCCACCGACGCATTGACGACAATATTGCGACGATCGTATCACTCAATAATGACATTGACGTCGATATCCCTGCGCTGATTTCCGCTTTTCACCTTCGCACGAAAACCGTAAGGTTTTTTTTCCCTGGTACCACTGCGTTTAGTGTCGCTGGCGATGCGTTGCAGATTGGTGCGGCGTTTTCGTCAATCATGCGGCGGTTCGGATCCGATGCGCTGTACGTGTTTTGCACGGCAGCGTTTACGCCTAACCCTGCTGTTTGGCCCGAGGAAAGTCCTCAGTTCGAGGAACTGCAAAAAATCGTTGAACCTTTCGTAGTGCCAATCGGCTTTCGAGTCGGCTTCCCGGACAATCCAGAGTTTGACAAAACAAAGCGAGTCACACCGCAGAATTATCCGGTCCGCATGTCCGCCGGAAATGCAACGATCGGAGACAACTTCGTAAGCGCCTATTCGATCGACTCACTGGAGAACGAGTCAGGCAACGCTTCCGCAGGATGGATTCATTACGGGAACGGACTGAGGGTTCGCTACACGATCACACATTCAAATGAATCACTCGCTCAAGGGCGAGATATCGCAAGGAACCTCTAAGCATGACACTCAAAATCTGGCGAGGCGACGCGCCTGCGGTTGCTCAGCAAACCCGGATCACTCCCAGCGGCGTTGAAATCGGCGACGTGTTCACGCTGACAATCAACGGCAAATCGATCAGCGTGACAGCGACGTCGGCGACAGCGGCGAGCGTCTGCAGTTTGCTCGCGGCGGCGATCGCAACGGCGGCCGGATCGATTCAGGAATTCGGCGAGTTCACTGTCACGAACGCTGGCAGCTCTCTGTTGCTGACCGCGTCAACAGCTGGCGTTCCGTTCGTGATTACTGGCAGCACGACGAACGGATCTGTGCTCGGCGTGAATGTCGCTACGACCACTGCCGGAGCGGAGCCCGGGGCGGCGGTCAACATGACGCAGACGTTCCGAATACCGCTGTCGGCGGATGGAGACTTTACAGTCATTATCGGAGGCGCAACGAGTACTGCTTTGGCTCATAACGCGAGCGCCGCAACAGTTGAAGCGGCGATTGAATCGCTGTCGACGATCGGCAGTGGAAATGTCTCAGTCTCCAAAACGACTGATGCGAACGACAGTATTTTCGTGATGACATTTCGAGGAGCTTTGGCGGCAGCAACCGTGGCAACTGCAATCGTATCACTGGGTTCAGCAAAGCCGATCATTCGCACTACTCAGCAGGGGGCCGCGTCTGGTGCGGTCCAGAATGAAATTCAGACCATCGACACCGGCGACTACAGTGGAGCCGAACTATTCACGCTTACCTACAGCGGGCAGACAACCACGAACATAGCAGCGTCAGCAAGCGCTGCGACTTTGGAATCGCAGCTTGAGGCACTTAGTAACATCACATCTGTCACGGTGACGAAGTCAGGTCAGGTCTTCACTGTTCAGTTCAACGGAAGCGACGGAAACGCAAATCAGTCTCAGATGACAGCATCAAGCTATGACGCGGGGTATGCCGTCCATTCGATCGCTGTCAGCACGACGCCACCGAGTGGCAGCAGCTCCGGAACGAATGAGGTCCAGACAATCACGCTCACCGGCAGTCCGACAGGCGGCACGTTCACACTGACATTTAACGGGCAGACCACGGCACCGATTGCATACAACGCCAGCGCGGCCACAGTCGACAGCGCTCTGGAAGCACTCAGCAACATTGGCAGCGGTGACGTTTCCGTCACTGGGTCCTCCGGAGGTCCATGGACGATCGATTTCGGCGCTGGTGCCTTCGAATACACCAACGTTCCACAGATCACAGGCGACGGGTCCAGCCTCACCGGTGGCAGCGGTCAGGCTATCCTCGTTTCCACCGAAGTCGCATCGGCGGGGCCGAACCATTGGGACACGGCGGCGAACTGGCTTCCGTCCGGAGTCCCCGCGAACGGTGACGACGTTCGTTTCGAGCTTGGAAACGTCGATTGTCTCTACGGACTGAATCAGTCTGCGGTCACTCTCGACAGTCTGCACGTTTCCATGCGATACAGTGGCCAGATCGGATTGCCGCGACTCAATGGCGATTACCTGGAATATCGGCCAACCGAACTGGCGATCGGCGCAACGGAAATCCTGATCGGACACGGCGACGGCTCCGGACCGTCCAAAGTCGCGATCAACACCGGCAGCGTCCAGACATCAGTCGAAGTGCGAGACTCCGGCGGATCGGCTGAAAGCGGTATCTCTGCGATCACATGGCGAGGCACGCACAGCAGCAACCTGATTCAGATCTTCGGCGGCGAGGTCGGGTTCTGTCCATACTCCGATCAGTCCGCAAACGTCAACATCCTGATCCATCGCGGCGGCGAACTGGACGCAAAACACACGGCGTTTCTGACGTCGGTCTTGTTCACCAGCTCCGCGAACTTCTTCGACTGCACTCTGGACGGTGCACCACTGGAATCGTACTGATGATGTCTCGCGTTTCGAAAGTCGCTGAACTGCTTTGCGAGTTCCCTGAGATCGTCTCAGGGATCTCCGCAGGCGGACGCGCGTGGATTCGATCGCACAAAGCACAGATCAGGACGGCGGCTCGGTCGGCTGGCGTTGCAATCGAAGCCGCGTTGCGATCGGACCTGCAGGCGTTCACCGACTCGCCGACTCTGTCCGTTCCGATCGTGCCACCCGATCAGCCAGTTGGCGTCGATGTCATCGTTCCGTTCTACGCAGGAGACGCGCAGTTCCTGGGCGAAGCATTGGCGAGCATCAACGCTCAACGCCACGCAATTGTGACCGCTCATCTGATTGCCGACGGCTGCGACTTCCCGGAGCTGCCACCCGCGGCCGATCATGTGACCGTCCGACGATACCAAACCCCCGGCGGCTGGGGACCGTATCGCATCACAAACGGCATCGTTGCGGGCGGCAACCTGCAGCACGAATTTCTGGCACTGCATGACGTGGATGATGTGATGCACGCGGATCGTCTGTGGCGTCAGATTGTCACGCTGCAAAGTATTTCGGGCGAAATGATCTCATCGGCGATGGAACAGTTCGTAGACGCTGGCAGTCTTCACAATTCGCAACTGGTTTCACGGGTGAAAAATCGGCCTGTCCTGTATCCCGGGAGCGTCTACACGTCAGTCCCTTTGGGACATTCGATCAATTCCACGAGGACAATGCGGCGTATATTATTTGGGCGTCTGAACGGCTTTGCGGACGATCGCTGCAGCATGGATTTTGACTTTTGCAACCGTGCCCGTTTTCTCGGCTGCAAAGTGATCGACGATCCAACAATTCTTTCCCGCAGACGGGTGCACGTCGCATCAATCACAAACGGTCAAATCCCCGACGGCAGCGAACTCCGCGAACGAATCAATCAACGAGTGTACTCCGGAATCTCTGCAATGCAGCGTTCGCCAACCCTCGCCACCGCGCGAAGTCTGGGCGACTTAGATTCGGGGATCCAATTACGACCGATCGGCGTTATAGTTTAAGCATCGGACTTCGATTCCGCTGCTTCCAGATTTAGGGGATTTTCGTGAGTCGTGACCAGATTTTAGCGAGTGCGATTGAAGACGTTTACGGCGGCAGTGCCGACACGTTTGTCGTCTGCGCTGGTGCTGGTCTGCCAGTGGCTCTCAAGACTGTTGCGGAAACCAAGACGCTATTGAGTCTTGGAAAAATGTCCGAGAAATCGACCTACACGATTCAAGTTGCGCTCAGCGGCAACGGCCAGAACATTGCGAGCGGCACAAAAAAGGGACTCTTCCGAGTGCCTTTTGCAGGCACGATCACAGGATTCGCAATCATCTGCGATCCAGCAAATGAGCCGTCCGCGTCTGCTGTCCAGTGCGATCTCAACACCGTCAATCTATCGACAGGGGCACTCACAAGCGTGCTGTCTTCTGTGGCCTCAATCGCCACAGGGGCCAACGTGAGCACAGGTGGAGCAATATCGGGAACACCGTCCGTGGCTGCCGGGGATCTACTCGCAATTGATGTGGATCAGGGCAGTGATGGCAAAGAGTTGGTAGCGACAATTACAATCACGGCGACATAAGGAGCCCATGAAATGGCAGTGAACGAAACAACCGGAATTGACCCAGTAGTTGATCGATTCGTTATCTGGCGACCATCCACGTCGCAATACACCAACATGAATGCCACATGGCCGCGAACGGATGGCGGGCAGATCGTTGGTGCAAACCCAGATTTCGAGTATTACAAGAAGGTTGAGACTGCTCAGCCAGACGTGGACCATCGCTATACGGTCACGTCAGAGTTTGGCCGAACTCCGATTACTCCAACGCCTGCGGTTGGATTGCCACAGGGAACGTACTCTGCTCAGTATTCGCTCGTAAAACGCGAACTGCCGGAACTGCTGGCCCAGATCGAAACCGAATACCAGCGGCAAGTCAGACTGCAGTTCCCAGAGACGGAAAACCCTTCGACGATTGTCAATGTCGGCGGAATTCTGATCAAACAGCAATCCGGGGCGGTGCTCACTGAAGCGGAAACGACAACGCTTGCAACCTTCGTCTCAGTTCGCGACGCGATTGTCCAGCTTGCAGCGCGTCGGCAGGAGTTGATTGACGCAGCAACAGCCGATCAGGATTACGACATCACTGTTTGGCCGGTGCTGTGATGACGCCAAGCTTCGCAAAGCCACGGTCTGAGTTGCCGTGGCTGCCCTATCAGGAACAAGATCGAGTGATTATTAACGCTCACAATTTTGGCGGATCTTGGACGCCAGCACAGATCAGCACTTATCAATGGGTGCGAGCTGCTGATTCGTCCACGCTCTTTGACGCAATATCAGGCGGATCTGCGGTCGGTACAGATGGTGGAGTCGCACGGCTTGAAGACAAAAGCGGCAACGGTCGGCATTACACTCAGTCGGCCAGCGGGGACCGACCTCTGCGAAAAATCGGCGTTCAGAATGGTCGTGACGTGCTACGTTTCAACGGCACAAGCGATCGCATGAGCGTGCCGTCAAGCACTGGAATGTTCAACTTTTTACACTCCAGTCAAGGTGCGATTTTCTTTGCGGGTCGCGTTGGAAATTCATCGAATCCCAATGCGCTGCTGCCGATCATGGGCAATGGTGGGGGATTTTCTGGCAGTCGCATCGGGATCACATTCCTTCTCGACGACCGCGTTTCGGTACCTGCAAATAATAGACTTAGCCTAAGCGCTTTTAATAACAATGTAGGTGCAGCAGGTATCGGCACAGACAACACGCTGACACCAAACACCTTTCAGCAGTTTGCGACGATCCATGACATCGCCAACGGCACCACGTCCGCAAAGCTAACGCTGTACGTGAATGGCATCAACACCAGTTCGACTGTCACCAGCTCGACTGCAGGCACGTCCTCCAATGCGTCGAATAACTGGTTTTTGGGTGACTACGCGACGGGCAGCTTTTTTCTCGCTGGAGATGTCGGTGAGATTATTATTCTGAATTCAATTCCAACAACGGACACGCGGCAGAAGATCGAGGGTTATCTTGCTCACCAGTGGGGCACGAACGGATTGCTCGACGGCTCACATCCTTACAAATCGGTGGCACCATGACGACACACTCAGCAGTTCTCGCCGCACCATCAGGGCTTACGCTGACGGCGAAATTATTCACGCTGGCAGACCCTGATACGGTCTACAAAACAGCAGGCTCTGTGACGTATCGCACGAATGCCACAGCACAAGCGGTTGCGTCTTTTGCCGACGTCGCTGCTGGCGATTACACGATGATTTATTTCAGCGGATCGCGTGCCGTCGCGATCGGATATCGGACGTTCTCTGGCACTGACGGAGAGACTGCGACGGAGACACCAGTAGCAGTGGAACTGGACTCCTCTGTTACCGCTCAGCTGGATGCGATCGAGGATAACACTGATGCTTCTGTAGGGTATCTCACGACGCTCGTAAATCGCATTACGTCGAACGCAGCCACCGGGCTCGCCAATCTGTTCGCGATGATTACCGGCTCCGGAGCATCCGCGAAGTTTACAGAACTTGCTCTCGAAAACGCTCCGGCCGGTGGAGCTGGCGAGGGCGGCGGTCTTACTGAAGCGCAAGACCAAACATTGACGGGCATTGCCGGAGCGGTGGCACGGCTGCGCGGTGCTGTGCTGAATTGGGTCGGGAATGTCGGGCCGGGCGGAGTTCTGGAGCTCACTATCGGAGACGATCACGAATCCGTCATCGAAAACGATTTGCCGATCCGAGTGAAAGACGCAGGCGGTCTGTTGTTCGATCGTCTGACGGCCGCCGGCACGACTCTTCAATGGTCCGCTGGCCAAGATACCACCGGCGGAATGATCACGGGGACCGTCGGCACACCGACACATGACGACGAAACTGAGATTACCACGATCATCGTTCAGGTGCCGAACTGCAGCGCGACGGGAAACATTCTGGCGCCGTACAAGTGGCAACTGCAACGGACCGTCGGAGGAAAACGCGCGAGAGAACTCAAAGGCACGCTGAATCTGATTCCGGATATGATCGGCGATTAACGTTCAGCGGCCGCTTCACGCCGGAGCTGCAGCCGCAAAGGCAATCCAAGATGCGTCACACCTTTCATGTCAGCAGCGTTTGCAACGGACTGATCGTTGCTGCGACTGATGACGTTGTCACATGCAGATAAATCTGAGTCGTGGCCAAATCTTTGTGCCCAAGCAGATCCTGAACGACTCTGATGTCTGTACCTGCTTGCAAAAGATGGGTTGCGAACGAATGCCGGAACGTGTGTGGGCTGATTCGTTTTGTGAGTTTCGCTGTCTCAGCGGCCTTAGAAATCTGCCGTCCGATGTTGCTTTCATCCTGATGATGCCTGCCCAGTCTTCCAGTATCCGGACAAGTGCTCAGGCTGTTTGACGCAAACAAAAAATACCATGCAAGTTGTTTCGCTGCTTTCGGTGATTTTCGTTCGAACGCTCTGGGTAAAGCGACACGAGCAATTCCATTCCTGGCGTCGGAAGTGTGCAGCCGTCGAACATGAGCAATTTGATTCTGCAAAGGCTCGATGAGAACGTTGGGAAGCGGTACAAGCCGACCAGCCTTTCCTTTTGTGTCCCAGAGCTGAATTCGCCCCAGATTGAAATCAATGTCTTTAACTCGCAACGTCAGGCACTCCTTCAACCGGAGCCCGCAACCGTACAACAACTGAGCCTGAAGCAGATGCACACCACGCAGATGTTCCAGCACTTTTTTAACTTCGTCGCGACTCATAACGACAGGAAGATACAACGACTTGCGAGCTCGGACTGCGTCAACGTTTCCGAGCGGAGACTTCAGAACGTAACGGTAAAGAAACAACAAGGCTGCAAGAGCCTGATTTTGAGTCGATGCCGACACTTTCCCGACGTTTGCCAACTTACTCAAAAACCGTTCTACAGCGTCCGTCGGATTATGAATCTCCTCAGGCCGAACCCACTCGCCGCGGTTTTCGATTCGGACGAATTTCAAAAACTCCACAACATGCGACCAGTACGCATGAAAAGTCGAATCCGCACAATTCCGAGCGCGAACAGCCGCGCGAAAGTCATCAACGAGCATCTGATTTTCCCTGTAAAAATCAGCATCCATGCCGGTTGTTTATTCTGCGCCCAGCAGAATCATCGTTAGGT